CCTTCGAAGAGGAGGCCAAGCACTAATACTACTTGATATATTAGTGCTAATTGACACCAAACACAAACGAAAGCCTGCGAGAGTGCAAGTGCAGGTGGAAAATTAAACAAAAAAAAACGTTAATGGAACCAGTAACAACAGCGGCAGCAATAACTGCCGGAATCAGTGCGCTATCGGGCGGAGCCCAAGCCGTCGCCACAGGAAAACAAAACAAAAAATCAAGACAATTTAGCAGGGAAACATATGCTAAAACAAAAGCAGATAATATTCAATTCTGGAATATGCAGAATGAATACAACAGTCCTGAAAAGCAGATGGAAAGGCTAAAAGCAGCAGGACTAAATCCTAATATGGTATATGATAAAGGAGGAGCAGTTCAAGCAGCAGGAAATATAGCAACTCCAGACGTGCAATCAGCACAATTTAGAACACCAGACTTTACCCAAATATCAAATCCAATACAAGGATATTTTGATACAAAAATAAAACAGGCTCAATACGATAATTTAAAAGCCGCTAACACAACAATGCAACAAGAAGCCTTGTTAAAAGCAGCGGAAACTTTAAGAATTACAGCAGCAACAAAAGGGCAATCTATCGCTAACCTATTAGCCGAAACTAACTTTCAATACTCAGTAGAGGGAGCAAGACTTGCTAATGAAGCAACACGAGCCAATACTCAATTTACTTTAGATAGTAATACAAGAGCGCAAATAATGCAAGGAAAATCAATGGAATTGATTGCTCAAGATATTTTGCTTAGGAAAGAACAAACTGCTAACACAGCAGCAGAAAGGGCTAATATTAGACAACAATTAAACAATTTAAAAAAGGACGAATTGTTAAAAGATTTCGACATTAATCTTAGAAAAATGGGTATTAACCCAACAGATCCTACATGGATGCGAATAGCAACTCAAGCCCTACAACCTTATATTGAACAAGTTACAGATGGATCTATGTGGGAATATGGAAAGAAAAAATTTGGAGAATTAGGTAAATGGAATCAATCTTGGAGAACAATTGGAGGAGTAAAAATATGGTAAATGAAAATAAGTACTACGAAAAAACGTCTAGAGAAATAAAAAAAGACGTAAATGATTTGATTAATCAAATTAATTCAACAGTTTTAGAAAATGAAAGTAATCATGCGGTAGCATTAAGCAGATTAGATTCAGTGTGTTCATTATTACAAATTACTTTAATTCATATCAATAACTTAAACAGCAAAAACAAATGCGCTACAAAAAACGACGCGGAGGATTTCGCAAAAAACGAGGCTATGGCCGCAGAAGAAACAACACATATTTAGTACAAAGAGGAGGCATTAGACTATAATGGGAAAAGCAAATTTATTTAACTCGATTCAACTGCCTAAAGTAGGCAGTAACGTATTCGACCTTTCACATGATGTGAAAATGTCGTTTAAAATGGGTGGTCTATACCCTACCTGTGTAATGGAATGTGTTCCAGGAGACAAAGTAAAAATAGGCACAGAAACAATGCTAAGATTTGCACCACTTATTGCACCAGTAATGCACAAAGTGAACGTAACTACTCATTATTTCTTTGTGCCAAACAGAATTCTTTGGTCTAATTGGGAACAATGGATTACAGGAAATGTGGATTTCACTCCACCTTATATGTATTTTAATAATTTGCCAGTAAAAACACTAGGTGACTATTTAGGATTGCCAACAGGCGCTCCCGATAACAACATAGCATTTCCTGACCCAAACGCAATGGTATGTTCTCCTTTTCCAATTGCGGCATATAATAAAATATATAATGAATATTACAGAGACCAAAATCTTCAAACTCCATTAACAGATTCTCTCAACGATGGATTGAACAACTGGGCTCAAACAGAAAGCAGGTTATCTGTTAGAAATAGAGCATGGCAGCATGATTATTTCACATCATGTCTTCCTTGGGCCCAAAAAGGAGATGCTGTAACAATTCCAATTGGAGATGTAACAATAGGATTTAATGATGAAGTCGGAGGAACAGTATTTAGACAACTAGACGGAACAGCATTTACAAACCAAAGCAATTTAGGCCATTCAGATGCAGGAGGACAACCACGACAAGGTTCAACAACTGGTACACGTTATAATATCGATAACTCAAGCCAACTATATGGAACAGCAGAAGCAGCAGACATTAACTCACTACGTCGAGCCTTTAGACTTCAAGAATGGTTAGAAAGAAACGCAAGAGGAGGTACTAGATATATCGAAAGCATACTTGCTCACTTCGGTGTAAAATCATCAGATGCGAGACTTCAAAGACCAGAATATTTAGGAGGTTCAAAAGGTAAAATGGTAATTAGCGAAGTATTAACAACTGCAGAAACAACACTACCTGTAGGTAACATGGCAGGACATGGTATTTCAGTATCTGGAGGAAACGAGTTTAAATACTCGGTAGAAGAACATGGATGGATTATTGGAATTATTTCAGTAACACCAGAAACAGCCTACCAACAAGGCGTACATAGGTCACTTCTCAAACTGGACCGATTAGACTATTTCTGGCCTACATTTGCCAATATTGGAGAACAAGAAGTTAAAAATGTAGAAATATATGCTCAAGGCAATACTATAGGCGAAACATTTGGATATGTACCAAGATATGCCGAATATAAATTCCTTAATTCCCGAGTAGCAGGAGAAATGCGTACAGAACTAGATTATTGGCACCTTGGACGTAAATTTAGTGCTAAGCCAAATTTGAATGGTGCCTTTATTCAATGTGATCCTAGTACACGGATATTTGCAGTAGAAGAAGAAGGAGTGGATAATATTTACGGTCATATATTTAATAATATTAAGGCTATTCGTAAGATGCCGAAGTACGGCACGCCTAATTTCTAATATGGCATGTGATACTCCGTTTCATGTTAACAACCCACGCTACCCTATCTATAGTAACGACCGGCAAGTACCGGTACCTTGTGGAAAGTGTCCAGCGTGTTTGTCCAGACGCACTAGCGTCTGGACATTTCGTTTAAAACAACAAGCAAAAAATGCTAATTCCTCTCATTTCATTACTCTTACTTATGATACCCGTTTCGTACCTATTACAAAACGCGGATACCTTACACTTGAAAAACGAGATGTTCAACTCTATTTTAAAAGACTTCGCAAACTTCATGGATCGGATCATACGCCCATAAAATATTATTTAGCAGGAGAATACGGCAGTAAAACCTTCAGACCTCACTATCATATAATCTTATTCAACGCAGACATAGAATTAATACACAAAGCCTGGGATAAAGGAGAAGTACATATAGGAGAACTCACAGAAGCATCAGCCGCATACACAGCAAAATATATAAACAAAGGTAAGGTTATACCAATGCACCAAAATGATGATAGAATACCAGAATTTAGTCTTATGAGCAAAAAACTAGGATTAAATTACTTATCTGAAAAAATAATTAACTATCATAGAGCGGATATTGAAAGAAATTTCATAACATTGGAAGACGGAAAGAAAATAAGCCTACCACGATATTTCAGAGAGAAAATCTGGACAGAAAAAGAGAGAAGAATACAAGCGGATAAATTAGCAGTAAAATTCAAAGAAATAGAAGACCAAAAAGAACTAGAATATTTTACAAAACATCAAACAACAGAAGGATATGAGCAACTCAAAGAAAGTGGAAAAATTTACAGAATCGTTACACACGAAAAACGAGCCCGAGAAGGGCGTAACAAAATTTAGGTCATCAATAAACTATAAAATAAAAGAACAGGAACAGGAGGTAAAATCTTCAATGGAACCAAGTCAGACGGTTCCAGATATGACTCTGTCATTACAAGAATTAGTAGAACGATATACTAGAGGCCAATCAGTAGCAACCTTTACACCCGTATATTACGGAGAAGATGAAGAATTCGCAGACGTCAGTCGTATGGACCCAATAGAACGTATAGAATATGCAAGATTCATTCGCGAGAAAATATCAGAAACTAGAACCTCCCTAGCGGAGCATACACGTGCCGAAGGACGTGAGCCGCAAACGAGCGATGGACAAAACTTAGTAGAAGAAAAATTAGAGGAAAATGGACTACAATAACCCCCCCTTTAGAAACAAAAAACAACAACCAAGAGGGCAGTTTGACCGTACTACGGGCAAACTGCCCGATACGTGGCGCTATGGCAAAAAAACAAAAGCGCAATGGATACAGGCCTTCGAAGAGGAGGCCAAGCACTAATACTACTTGATATATTAGTGCTAATTGACACCAAACACAAACGAAAG